TATACCAATTGACACAGAGTCCAAAACGCCGTCCTGCGCTAAAATAAGCGCTTCATCGCCGCTCTGGGTTTTGCTGATCTTGGCCGTAAACATCATGCCTTCTGGCGTTTCCACGCGCTCTGTAACAATGCCAATGGCGTTTGTCGAGTCATGGTTCATGTACAGGCGTGGTGCTTTGCCGTCAACTGGTAAAGCGCCCTGTTTTATGATCACGGATGTGCCATCAGAAACCGTTGCGGCAACGTCATAGGGTACGGCAATTCCTGTAATTTCGCGGCGGCCTGCTTCGCCAGCTGCAGCGTCAATTGTTACCTGTGATGCAATAAATTTAATCATGATTGCGACTGTACCTCATCGTAGGACTCTGGTTGTGCCATATCGTTGTTTTCGCTGTAGTCACCCATTAGGTAGCCCTCGACATCAAATTCAACGAACGTACCGTTTGGCAAAACATTGTTTTGGCTTAGTGTGCCGGCTATGCAATCGGCGTAGGCGCGTGCGCCAAATGTCCACAGATCGGCACGGCTTTCTTTGCTTGACTGGTACGAGTAACTGCCTACAGAAACGCCCACTAAATATGGTGGCACGTTGCACAAGCGTGCCATTTCCATAGCCTGAAACTCTGCAGAGTCAATAAGCAACATCTTGTCTGGGCTAGTGCTGGTTTCGGTGTATGACAAATACTCGTTTAGCGCTGCAGTCTGATTGGTCATGCGCGCTGCGTTAAACGCTGACGCAAGATCGGCTAACTCTTGTGCGTTTAACGGTTCGCCACCAGTCTGCTTAAGGATGCCGGCAGGGATAGCGCTTGATGCGTTGCGAAACCGTGCGGCCTCAAGTTTTAGTGCGGTAGCAACAGACTGTGTTGACATAGACGTGATGCCCTGAATAGGTGACAAAAACTGAATTACATCGTTGGGGTCTAGTTCGCCGCCGCTAAAAATAATTTGCTTAGATGGTGCATACCAGACGGGGCCAGACTGATCTAATGTCTGCACCATTGCGGCTGGTAGACGTGTAAACGATGCAGGGTAGCCGTCTGTTTTGCTTCGACTGGTGACGTAAAGAAAGCTTCTACCATAGAAAAATAAATCATCAAATAACCACGACAAAAGAAAATTATTTGGCACCGTTGGGTCAATACGGCGTAACCAAGTGCGCGGTGCCATTGGCACTTTTTCCATTTCGTTGCCATTCCACATTTCGCTATACATCTGTAATGGCATACATCCGATCACCGATGCAATCAGATCACGTGCTCGACTAACCGTAGGCACAGACATAGCCGCGTTGCGTGCTTCGCCCTCTGTGTAGTTGTAATAAACGCCAACCATTGCAGCGCCACCATTGTTTGCAGATGGCGCGTAAGGCCCTGTGTAACCTGTGCCAGCAGCAGCAGCCTTACCTAGCGGTGGCGATATAGCAGCCTTAGTTACCTTGTTAAAAAATGCCATGTCTTTAGTGTGTCACAGTCTGCCTAGTTTGTGGTGGCATCGGCCCGGTATGCGATGCGGTATCCCGACGATAAGCAAGCCATCGAGCCGATGCCAAGACGAGCCTACTGGTTAGACACAACCAACATTGGTTTGCCAGATGACGTTGGTCGGCTGGTCAAAGCTGCAGCCCAAACCATGCAGCGCGCCAACTCGATTGGGCCAGGTGATCGTTGGCTAGATAGCGCAATGCTGTTTTGTGAGCGAACAGCAACAGCGCGGCTGACGTGTTCGGCAAGTTGGTTACTGCCGTCATGCCACAACAGTTTTTCGTTAATCATGTTTTTGACTGACGGCGTAAATTTAAGTATCTCGCCATACCCAACGACTACCCTGCGGCGCTCTAGAGATAGCGGCCAATGGTTGTCAACGGTTGGCGTAATCGCAAACTTGATCTGTGGGTTAGCGCACAGGCGCTCAACGTGGCTCAACATTTCGCTAAATGTGTCTGCCACAAACTCAACTGTTGCCACAGTTCGCCGATCAGGTAAAGCCACGCAACGCACAGCAAAATACCGTGTGTCATCAAGACTTGTCTCAATCGCTACCGTGCCGCCGTCAGGTATTTCGCCCTCGTACTGCAAGGCAGGCCACTGGCCCGGCTGTATCCAAGACTTGTCGGACGCAACCCACAAGTTACAAGACGCGCGCAGGAACGCGGCTCGATCAGGGTTCTCCGACTCTGCTAGCAACGTGGCTTCCGTCAGGGTTATGCCTAGCGCTGGGTTGCCGTATGCCCATGCTTCTGGGGTCATAGGGTTTATGTCTGGCGGCGGTGACCACTCGGCAAAATAAAACGATGCGTTTTTGCCTGTGTCAATGGCGCGCAAACCCTGCTCGCGCCAACGCAACATTGCGGTGCTTGCCTCTGTGCCAGCCGTTGACCACATAGACAACAGCGGTGAAACCTGTGCGCGTTGAGCCGGCAAAAGTCCGCCGTCAATGACTTCGCGCGAAATATCCCACATCTCATCGGCTACCACCAGCGATGGGCTAGTGCCGTGACCCACAGAATTGTTTGCCGCGCGCACCAGCCACGTTGAGCCGTCTGGCATCGTTACTCTGTTACGCCCATATGATTTCATTAGGGTTGCGTTAAAACGCTGTTCTAAAATAGGCGATAGTTCGTCAAATAACATGACGGCCAGATCGAGCCTGTGCGCTGTAGATAAAACAGTCTGTTTCTTGCCACGTATCTTGGGCATCTCGCACAGCCAAAAACCGCAGAGCGCCATCAGGGCAGTGGTCTTGCCGCACTGGCGCGCCGTAGAAACAAGGCTTACACGGTTAACTAACTCAAAGTTTTGATCGTAAAGCAGCTGGCCGTCAAGCGCGGTGTACTGCCAATCCATCAACTCCACGTTCATGTACTCTCTGGCCCATTCCCTAACTTGCGGCGCAAACGAACCCACATGATCGGGCCTCGATGTTTGCAATCTTGGCTGCGCATGACCAATCCCTGCCGGTACTGGCTGGTTAGGGCCAGTTGGGATAAGCAAGACTTGGGTCGGGGGGATGTTTTCTTTCTCTATAAAAAACTCTTTTGCTTTTGCAATTGGAATTGCGTGGTTTCGCATTGCTTCGGCTCTTGCGTGTGTTGTGGTGTGATTGCGTATTTGTATATCTTTCTTGCCTTTTCTGTTGTTGCATTGGGCGCAACAGGGTTGCAAGTTGTCTAGGTCATGGCCGCCACCGTTCATAATGGCAACAATGTGGTCAACGGTGTCAGCTGGTTTACCGCAATAGTTGCAGGTTGGTTTGCCTTGCAGAATTATGGTGCGGTTGCGCCTGTATTCGCTTGATTGGTGTTCTTTACCCATTGCTACCGCGCCGCAACTAAGCGGCTTGCTCTCGTTTGTTTTGCATCACGTTGCATGACGGGCTAAGGCTTTCTGTGTCGGTTTGTTAAGTGTATGTTATGCCAGCGCGTAAGTCGAGACATAGTGATGATGCTCTACCCATCGGGCTGCCTCAATCCGATTACCTTGCACATCTACCCGATTATGTTTACGGGTCGCTCCAGCGCTTTGCACATTGCCTTTCGTGTAGCAGGTTTTGTGCGCGCTGGTCTAACGGCGTTACCGCCGGTCATCCAACCACCTTGCGACAGGCTTAGGTCTATGCGTAATCAAATAGTTGTGGGTGATCTGCTGTAAATCTAATGTCTTGCTCTTTGTGATGATCGCCTAAGTAAGTTACAAACGCATGGCAACAATGACACAGCAACCTGCACTTGGCTATTTCATCGTCAATCTGCTGAATTGTGTACTTACGGTTAACCATTCTAGAAAGATTTAACACTTTGTCTTTACGGTCTAAATGATCCCAAGCAAACGCAACGTGGGTATTTTCATCGCACACTAAATTGCATATTTCGCATTGACCAACAGCAATCTTTTTAAGTTGTACATAACGCCTACGTTCCTCAACCGGTGACAACTGGCCATGCGACCGCAATCGAGCACCCACTTGACCACCAGACAACAACCGCATAGCTTTGTAGCGTTGTTTAGAGTAAGCACGCATAGTTGCTTTTCTTTGTTCACTGCTCATTTTTTGTCACTCATTGCCATTAAGATTGCGCATAACGCTGTAAGGGCTAACGCAAGCCAAACTGTGCGACTCATGGCATCTCCCTACGCAACGCCTCGTGGGCTAAATACAACTCATCGGTCAGGCGTTCTACCTCTTTTAGTAGCCAGTCGCGCTCACGCGCAATAGCGCTCATGTGGTCATGCAAACGGTTGTATTCCTCGCGTGGGTCGTTCATTTCT